ATTGCGCGCCACGCGTTGTCGTATGCGCATTTGACGACGACCTTGCAGGGATTAACGCCATGACACGTACGCAAGCACAACTTGCTGACGTAGCCCCGACACTGTCACACCACTGGTCGACCATCGCAGTGAACGACCCAGCCGATGCTCCACCACAAGACCGTGTCGCATCACTCAACAACACCATCAAGGAAAGCCCATACAGCAGATACGCCCTCTAGGGAGACCAGATGACCAGCACAATCGACCAACCAGACATCCTCGATAGCGAGAGTCAGCTTGCCCGCACGATTGTCCGGCTCAACGACATTAAGGCGGCCATCGCTCAACTCGATGAAGAGAAGGCGTTCATCACCGAGCAGCTGGCTAAGGAACTACAGGACTCCGGTAGCACCATTGCGGCCCGCCCTGACGGAACGATGATCAAGGCGACCGTCGTTCGAGGCACCACCAGGGAAGTGAACATGGTTCGCCTCGAGGAGCTCGATCCTGACCTGTTCAACAAGGTGACCAAGCGCTCCATTGACACGCGCGCACTTGATCGGGCCATCAACGCCGGCTACTTCAACACGGCCGAGATGCTGGCGACTTTGTCTATCCGGGAGAAGGCCCCCTACGTGCGGCTGAGTGCGTTCGACCCCTACGCCGAAGACGAGTCCTACTAGTAACCCATCCACACCCGACCAAGGAACACGCATGAATGAGAACGAAGAACCAGAAATTGAGGAAACGGTTGAGCCAATTCCGATCACTCCTCAGGCTCACGCCACCGCCAAAATCGGCGGAACCATCGTCGTGAGCGGCCGCTCCCACTGGCCCTCCTATGAGTTCGGGGACGCCGCCATCGAAGACGAAAACGACCTCCAACTCACCGAACGAGTGCAGACCATCGCGCTCGACGGGTATCTCAACCTAGCTCACAAGGCACGTATCGCTATCGCCGAATTCGAAAAGGACAAGTGACAACAATGACAACAATCCCCACTTTCAGCCGCGAAGTTATTGACATGGGATTCGACGCCTACAAAAACACTCGCGTGAACCGAAACTTCATTCACGCCGTAACTGGCCACACCCAGGGCGCGATCGTTCAGTTCCTCAACAATCCGTGGGACGACCCGGCACATGACTGGGTCCTCATGCGGGAGATCCGGGCTTTCGACGGGCTCCGATCAGGCGACGAAATGCCGTCAGGACTCAAGACCTTCCCGTCCGTTGACCGCCGCGAGATCGTATCTCCGCAAACAGGCAAGCCGGCCATGGAAACAGTTCGTGACCCACTCCTGGACCTCATCAAGCCAGGCAGGTACGACTCCGGGCCCGTGCACAAGCCCAGCACCATCCTGGTCGTCAACGCCATCTACATCGAGGGCCAACTCACCAATGAGGGGAAGTACGACCCTGATCCCGGCACGCATATCGTGCTGAAGTTCTCCCACAGGATTGGGAACATCCTTGAAGACAAGTTCTTTGAGCGCCGCAGCGAGAACGCCCAGTTCGACGCCACCAAGTTCGCGTGGCGCCTGACGTTCACCGGCACTGGCCAGAACTCCGGATTGGCGGTGGACAAGCTCACTGACCGCGACATCGTGCCCATGGACGGTATTCAGCCGTTTGACCTGCCGGATCTGTTCGGTCAGATCCGGGCTGACGCAGAAGCCCACATCGCTTCGCTAGACCCGGGAGCCGCATCGGTGCTCGCTCCGGAGCCGTTCATCGACCGGTCGCAAGATGATGCTGCCATGGATCTCGTGGAGGCCGGTATCGCGGCGCTCCAGGCCGGCGGCATCGAGGGAACTCGCGAGTTGCCCGGCCAGTTCTTCGAGGGAATGTCCGACGCAAGCCTGCGGCGCAGGCTCACTGAGGCGAGTGTGAAGGTTCCGCGCGGAGCTAACCGCAGCGTCCTGCTGGCTCTGGCTGAGGCCAACCTCACCGACGACGTCGCACCGTTCTAACCGCTAGTTAACAGAAAAGGAGGAGGGGGCCGCCCATGTCTAACACGGCCCCCTCCTTAACACCATCCTCCACACCCAACCAAAGGAGCATCAGATGACGTACGTCAGTTATACCGCATGCGACGGACCACGCTGCCCAGTCGCGGTTAGCCGAGACCTCATCAACAACGAAGGCTGGATCTCCGTCACGGACTACAGCGCGCCACAGGAAATAGCGGGAGTGCCCCGTTACCTGCACTTCCACACACCGGAGTGCCTTCACGAATGGACAACCGATAACTGTCCGGCCTGCGCGCCACAAATGGACGCCGAAACAGCCAAAGACCTCGCGGCCGACATGGCCTTCGAGGACTTGCGGACAAGGCCAGCGTTTTGATGACCGAGAAGGCACCGAGAACGCGAATCGAGTGGGAAGACGTCGACTTTTTGCTCGCAGTCGGCGAAACGCTTCCTGCCATCGCCCAGCGACTCGGGTACGACGAGCCTCGCTTCCTCGAGGCCTACGACCGCCGCTACCACCGAGCAAAGGAGGCACGATGACTTCCTACGCCAAGATCAGCCTGCGGAAAATCATGAAGCGGTGCAAATTCTGCGGATCTCCCGTCGTACTGCTGCGCTTCCCCGCAGACCTGGGATCCAACGTCGAAAGCACCAAGTGGGGGGCATTCATCGAAGTGGATCCCGCCGAATTCAGGGACCCCATCTACACCTACGGAACTGAACGGGCCTTCCTCGCCGACACCAAAACTCGGACAGCATTCGGCCCACTCGCTGAGGGACAAATAGAGGTTCCCATGGTCATCCCCCACCGATGCTCCCCATCGGAATCTATCGAGTGACGAAAGGAGCGCGCGGCCATGTACTGGTCAGCCCGCACATACTCCAAATACAGCATCAAGGCCGCGCTTCCTACCGTCACGGACTACGTGTCGGCTGCCTCAGCAATGGGGCAGCCGGCACTAGCCATCACCGACCACGGAAACATGGCCTCAGTTCTAGACCTCTACCGGAAAGCCAAAGCCGCCAACATCAACCCAATACCCGGCATCGAGATGCCCATCAGCGCGAACGGCCATCTCAAACGCCCTCTCACAGGAAAACTGTCACTTCTGGCGACAAGCACCACCGGATACAAGAACCTTGCCCACCTCACACGGGTCGCCTACGCGGTCAACGAGACAGGCGTGCTCGACCTCGCCGACCTTGCCGACGCCGCAGAATACGGTCGCCTCGATGGCATCGCGTGCCTAAGCGGAACATACAGCGCAGGGCTCATTCACCGAGTCATGCAGAACAGCCGAGACATTCACACAATCAAGAACCTCGTGCATGCCTTGAACGGCTGGTTCGGCAACGGACTGTGGATAGACCTCTCCCTGGACGGCAACTACACCCCCGAACAGCTCAACCAGGTCCATACCTTGTCCATGACTATCGCCAACTCGATGGGACTACCCGTCGTAGCCACAAATGGGCCTCGATACTTGGAGGAAAAGGACGCCCAGGCCTGGTCAACGCTCAATGCCATTAATCAAGGGACGCCGCTGTACGTCCCTAATCTGCTCGCCGGGCATCTGCTCAAGTATGAAGAGGCACAGCAGTACTACCAACCTGAGGCGTGGAACGCGGCAATGCAAGGCCTCACAAGCCTCGCCAGCATCGCCAACGTGTCCATCCCTGAACTGGACACCTTCACCGTGGCCGTTCCTGACGTGTCAGCCCCGAAAGACCCCGACCAGGACCTCTTCGACCGGGTCTGCAGCGAACTTCACCATCGCATCTCCAAAGGACAGATCGCCGAGGCTGACCAGAAGACGTACTGGGACCGGCTCAACGAAGAAGTCGACACTGTCGTCACGGCAGGATTCTCTGGATATCTACTCTTCACCGCGACAGTCACCGACTGGATCAGCGATCACCGGATTCTCTATAACACTCGAGGCTCAGCATCAGCCAGTCTCCTGTGCTGGCTACTGAACATCACCACTATCGACCCGCTTCAATGGGGCCTGCGCTTCGACCGGTTCCTCTCCACCGATCGCTCAAAACCGCCAGACGTGGACATCGACGTGGATCCCGGCCGGCGTGAGGAAGTCACAGACTGGCTTGCCCACACCTTCCCCACGATGCGCATCTGCACTTGGAGCACGGGAAAGGTCAGCGAAGACACGTCCGAGATCACCGGGTCACTGGTTGTCCAGTACAACACCATGATCAGCCGGACTGGCAAGAGCAAGGCACCACTCAGCGATAAGGAGCAGCATCAGCTCAAGGCTTTGGCCGAGTACGAGCCATACTTATCGGTAGGAGTGGGCGCCGCAGGGGTACTCGTCGCACCAGATGAGGCCACGATGAACTCCATACCGGTATTCCGTGTGGATTCATCGGGAACTGTGGTGACGGCACTTGATAAGAAGCAAGTGGAAGCCCTCGGCTACGTCAAACTGGACGTTCTCGGAGTCAAGACCCTCGCGGCACTCAGCGCCCTTGAGGAATCCACGGGAGTGTCCTGGGGCGACATTCCCCGGGACGACAAGGACGTCTACAAGTCCATGTGGGGCGGACGCACCGGTGGCATGTTCCAGCTCGACGGAGCCACGTTCCAAAAGGGCATGAAGCAGCTCAAGCCCAAGGAACTCAAAGACCTCGTCGACGCCATGGCCATTTTCCGGCCGGCCACTATGAAGGCCGGAGGAACCAAGGCCTATCTAGCGCGACGATTCAGGAAGGAGGACATACCGCAAAGGCATGCCATCATCCAAAAGCACGTCCAGGAGACGTACGGCGTCCTGATTTACCAGGAGCAGGTCATCAGCGTTCTTCGCGACCTCGATCTGACTAGTGAGGAGATTGAAGAGGCCCGGCAGGCCATCAAGGCATCAAATAGCGCGGTAGCTGCGGCCAAGACGCGCATGAAGGCCATCATGCAGAAAGCCATGCAGAACGGACGAGCGCTCGGCATGAGCACGGAAGACCTTGCCTGGCTCGACACAGCATTGGAAGCGTACGCGGAGTATGGATTCAACAAGGCCCACGCCGTCTCCTACGCAAACATCGCTTACATCACCGCCTACTACAAGCTCTACTACCCCCTGCAGTTCTGGGCCGCGTTCCTCACCGTCTACACAGGAGATGACAACGAGAAGAGTTACCTGAAAGAAATACGCGAAAGTGGCATCACGCTCAGAGGTCCGCATGTCAACAAGTCCAAAGCCGGATACACCGTTGATCCTGACGGTAAGAGCATCCGAAAGTCGCTCACCTCTATCAAGGGAGTGGGGTTAAGCGCGGCATCCGCCCTCGAGGCGCAAGCCCCCTACCGACACCTCAACGACCTAGTTGAGCGTCTGCCCGCCAGCAAAGTGACCGGGCTAAAGCAACTTGCCAAAGGGCACACCCCCGCCTCGTGCGGAGGAGCCATTGCCGCGCTTGCCGAAGCCGGTGCCCTGGCCGAACTCACCTGGAAGGACACTCCATGACCGCAGACATGGTCAACCGCATCCTCAGCAATACCGACGTCCCCTTCACCGTCGGACACAACAGGTGGCTGGCCGAAGGAGCCGTCATTACCAAGCCGGCCTTCGCCACCATCATGCAACTCATGGTGAAGGACTTCTTCGAAACAGACCGATCAGACGGATCGGGGCGGCTCCGCGCCTCAAACTTCGGCACCATGGACATGGCCGGCATCGAGCCGTGCGACCGCATGCACATCCTGTCATTCCTCGGAGTCGACAAGGATCCACATGACCTGGGCAGCATGGAACTGATGTCCACGGGAACTTTCCTCCACTACTACTACCAACTCGGGGGTCTTTCCGCCGGATACCTTGCCGAAGTGGAGGCCCCCGTATCCCATGACAGGTGGAATCTACGCGGATCCATGGACGGGATATTCACCGACGGCTCCGGCCTGGAAATCAAAACCACCGGATACAAGACCATCAAGCCCGTCATGGACGCCTACACGGACTTCGCAAAGAACAGTCCAGGTGAGTCATGGCGCGCAGCGAAGCGCTCGCACTTGTGGCAAGTCCATCTCTACATGGAAGCAACCGGTATCCGAAAGTTCTCCATCGTCTACATCGACCGCGGCTACCCGACACGCTTCCTTGAGATTCCTGTGCCCTACCAGCAGGAAGTCATAGACGACGTCGAAGCGACAATGAGCAGGCTCGTGGGCTACGTCGACACCAAGACGCTGCCGCCGATGCTGGACGGCTGCCAGATGATGCGTGGCACCACATACGACCGATGCGACTACCGGTCCATGTGCCCTCACGTGAAGGAGTTCTCGTGAGCTACTGGCAGCCCTTTACGTGGCTACAGATTGACGGACCCGGACCCGCAGGGATCACTGACGACGAGGATCTCATCGGCCTAGCCGCGAATAACCTGTACGAGGCATGGGTATTTTCCGTCCCCTACATGCGAAAGCCAGGGCATCACCTGTCGATACGGCGATTCGATAAGAACGCAGCCCGCGACTGGCGACACCTCCAGTGGGTCAAGAACGAAATCTGCGGCCCAGAGCGTGAGGCCGTAGAGATCTTCCCCGCAGAATCACGACTGATGGACGCCGCAAACCAGTACCACCTGTGGGTTCTTCCTGCCGGGTACCGGATTCCCTTCGGCTCACACACGCGGGCTGTTCGCGAAAGCGATGATGAGACGACGGCTCTTCTCGGAGCTCGTCAGCGTAAATGGGATATCGACCCGGACTACTACATCGGTCGTAAAGGTCTCTTGGAACGAATACCGAAGGCCTCGTAATGAGTTACGCGGGAGTCGATTACGGATCACACCGTCTAGCGTTTGCATCACCACGACAAGGGGTGTTCGACGAGCTCATATTGAAGAACGGAGATGAACTCGACGACATCGAGACACTCGCCGCCTACCTATTTGACCTAATCAAAACAAGCCAGGCATCATGGGTGTCGGTTGAGGCACCGATCGTGGGCGTCAGCCGAAACATTAGGACTGGAATACGCCTAGGCATGGTGGCAGGCGCGCTAGTTGTCAGCGCGCGACAGGCAGGGGCACGGGTTGCTTTAGTCCCCCCTGCGTCCTGGAAGGCCAGCATCGTTGGAAAAGGCAACGCCAACAAAGAGCTCGTATCCCTATGGCTCAAACGCCACTACCCCGAGTGGTGGGACAAGTGCCAAACGCAAGACAGCATCGACGCAACATGCCTTGCGCTCCACGCCGAGAATGTTCTGGCAGGAGGAAGCACTCTGTCGTAACTACCCCCAGGAATGGTGGTACGGCGGTCCCGACGGCAAGCCACAGTCAGCGCGCCTTCTCAGCAAGGCCAAGTCCATGTGCGAACTGTGCGAATGCCGTCGGGACTGCCTCATCACCGCGCTACAGCGAAACGAACCCTATGGGGTGTGGGGCGGATACACGCGAGCCGAACGAGCCGCAGCCATGCGCCACGTCCGCGGAGACGTCAAACAGGCACTCCTCGAGCACGACCACAACGCATTCATCGTCCGAAGGGCCACCTCATGACAGGTACCGACCTGACAGAGTCGTACCGCGCCAGTGCAGACGCCGACGCCTACGAAAGCGACGCTCAACTCGCCCTACGCGCCTACCAGATGCGGGTCTCCGGTTCATCCTGGTGGGATATCGCCGAAACACTGGGCATCAGCGAGGGAAAGGCGGCAAGCCTCCTTGCCAAGCGGATCCAGGCAGCAGCAGACCTCGTCGACGAAGGCGCCAAGCGTCACCTTCTCGCCCTAGAGATCGAGCGCCTAGACCGACTACAGGAAGCCATGTGGGACCGGGCGCTCGGTGGTGACACGCGCGCTGCCGACACCGTGCTCCGCATCATCACTACCCGGGCCAAGATCCTCGGCCTGGACATCACATCAAGCTCTGCCGTCACAAACAACACCATCGTCGTGACCGGAAACACCGAGCAGTACATCGCAGCCCTCGAGGCCGCCAACAGTAAGGATCGCTATGGCAACTAACCCGATTGACTACTTCGCGGCCTCAACGGGTACCCCACCCTGGACCACACTTCAGCTCATCTGGGACGGAACGGAAAGCCAATACACGCTTTTTCAAGCCGGAAATCCCGTGTCCTTGAACGTGGGCCCGGAAACGTCATACACGTTCACGGGTCAGCCCGATAGCCGATACGACTTCCGCCTTGAAACGAGCACCCTCCTGGGGCTGCGCGCTCAGACACTGACTGCCTACACGGCAGCGCTTCCCGCACCCTCTGGATTGCAGGTACTTGCAGCCGACTCAACCAGCATCACCTTGACCTGGCAGGCCGTCATCGGAGCCACCGGATATGAAGTGGCCAGTGCCGCAGACGCCTACCAGGTCATCAGTAGCGGAACCAGCACTGAGGTGACGATTGGTGATCTGTCCGCTAACACGCGCTACTCGTTCGCCGTGCGCACCGTCCTGGACGACACCAAGTCGAAGTGGACCAGGCCGGTTGCCCAGTTCACCAGCGTCACCCCGAACGTGACTGCGGGTATCTACGAGTTTGTCCCCGCGTCTGCTGCCGTTTGGCAGAGCGGAATCCCGGAGCTGTCCGAACCGGAGTGGCAGCCAACCGCTAACGACTACCGGCACGGAAACGGATGGGTGTGGGGCAGCAGTCTTGGTCGTGAGACAACATACTTCTTCTACGGGGCGCCTAATCCATTTCTCTCCCTCGTCGGAGCTACTCCGACTCGGCTCCAGGTGTATCTGGAACGAACCGCGGACAGCGGATCTCCGTCAGTGACGCTATCCCGGTGGGCATTGCACGGATACGCGACTAAGCCCAGCGGAGAGCCCACATTGAGCGAGACCGTGTACGACAGCGGAGAGTTCGCCCGAGGGCAATCCGGGTGGGTAGACCTGCCCACCGAGTGGGCGTCTGTGCTCCTGGTGAACAGCACGCACAAAGGCATTGCCTGGGGTGGAGTAGATGCCCGCTATCAGGTCGCTCCTAATGCAAGCAACGTCGACGGAACCGTTACCGGAACTCTCAGAATCACGGTGAACTAATGGACATGAACAGCGGCGGTCTCATCACCAGCATCGGAGGAAAGAGCGGCCACACCCATCCTGCCGATGACGTCGACGGCATCGCCAAGTCGTCCATCTCCCAGGCAGGCGAACTCATCGTCGGCACAGGCCCAGGCCAAGCCGATCTCCTACCCCCCGGCCCATCCGGACATGCCCTGGTCAGCGACGATTCCAGCGAGACAGGTCTTTCCTACGAAGAGGTATCCAAGCCAGGGCATACCCACGACTATGCGGCCGCGGATCACACCCACCCCGGGGTTCCAATCGGAACTATCGTCGCGTTCGCGGGATCATCCGCACCAAGCGGCTGGCTCCTCTGCGACGGCAGCGACGTATCAGCCACTACCTACCCCGACCTATACACCGTGTGCGGGACTACGTACGGCGTTGCATCGCAGGCCGGCTACTTCAAGATTCCATCCCTGCGCGGCAGATTCCCCGTCGGCGTAACCTTGGGTGGAACCTTCCCAACTCTGGGCGGTACGGGAGGCTCGCTTTCGTTGACGCTGTCCGTCAGCCAGATGCCTACCCATAGCCACACAGGTGAGGCGCACACGCATACAACGGCTAGCCACTCCCACACAGCCACTCAGCACAAGCACTCAATTCCGTCGCACAACCACGCCAATTCGAGCGCTACTTTAAGTATCAGTAGCGATAGCTCAGCGCATACTCACAACTTCAATATCAGCAGCACCGATACAAGCAGTGACACTCATAATCATGGCGGTGTCGCTACCCCCGGAAACATTGCTGATAAAAACGTGGCGACGCAATCGGGGACCGGCGCCACTCGCGTTAACGGATCTAGCATCGCATCAGATACGACGGGTAACGACACCCACAGTCACACGTTTTCCTATAACGGAACCACGACTGGGCGAACTACTGGATCTAGTACGCATTCGCACGCAAACTCATCGGTGTCGCTCACGATCTCTACGGAAGCGCAGACGGATACCGGGTATGTCACGGATTCGGACGGGGCTGCTGGCGTGACCGTCAATCCTGGGGGTGGCGGGAACACCGGATCAGCGGGATCGGGCAGCCCAATCGATATCACTCCCCCATATGTGGCTCTGAACTACATGATCAAGGCCATTTAACGTGTCATAGCGTAAACCGGCGTCATTTCCGTGTGTCCTGCCTAGCATTTTGATGCATTCTGCTACACCCTTAGGGGAGGCAGACAGGAAGGCACCTCCGCCATGGCGAACACCACCCGGGGAATCCCCTACCCCGACGACTACACCACGGCCGCAGACGTCCCCGCGGCACTCGAGGCGCTCGCGCTCTCAGCCGACGACGCCATCGACACCGTCGACACCAAAGCCACCAGCGCCGCGTCAGTCGCCGTCAGCGCGGCATCATCCGCCGCCACCGCCAACACCGCCGTAGCCAGCCACAACCACAGCGGAACAGGTTCAGCCAATATCGCTATCAGCGCAATCACCGGACTCAACACCACCCTGTCCGCTAAAGCAGATGCCTCCCACGACCACAATCTTCTCTACGCGGCACTCGGCCATGAGCACACGGCGCAGGAAATCGGCGCCCATACCCATCCTGACTACGCCGCATCAACGCACACGCACACCCAGGTCCAAAGCCACACCACACCTGACACGGATTCCTCGCCAGGAGCGCTGCATCACACTCTCGGAACGGGAGCGAACCAGGCCGCTGCCGGAAATCACAGCCACAGCGCCTATGCCGCAACGGCCCACACGCATACGGAATACTCCCCCAGCGCACACACCCATACGGGCTACTCCGTAGAGGGACACACTCACAGTTACGCCGCCACCGATCACAGCCACAGCGCCTACTCGCCCACGAGCCACACGCACAGTGCCTACGCCAGCACAAGCCATGACCACAACTACGCCGCAACCAACCATAGCCACACCTCGTTCAGCGGCAATCTACGCGTCACTGGCTTCTACACCGCGGACGGAATGAAAAAGGACACATCCACGAACGCCCCCAATGTACGAGTCAACTCTAACGGGGAAATCCAGTCGACCAGCTACTCCGTCTCGGCCCAGCGCTACAAGGTAGACATCACCCCCATAGACGGAAGTGACCTCAGTGCCACCGTCCAGCCGCAGCGCCTAGGCACGCCAAATGCCGCGAACACGATCGACCCCTACGACGTGCTCTCCCTCGTTCCCATCGCGTACCGGTGGGAATCCAGTCCAGAGCTCGTACACACCGGATTCCTGGCCGAGGACGTCGAGCAGAAGTTTCCTTCCGCCGTCGTCTACGACGAAGACGAAGTCCTCGAAGGCGTCGATACGCGCGGAATTATCAGTTCTCTTATTTACATCGTGCGCCAGCAGCAAGAGCGCCTTGCGGACCTGGAGCAGCGACTCGCATGAACAAGCCGTCCTGGAAGTTACGTCGCCGCGCTGTGTTCGGATCCATGCTCTTTGCCATCGGCGTCGTTGTCTATGTCGCTATCCGCTGGGACGACACCAGCCTGGCGCAGACGCTCGTACTTTCCTCGTTCGCCCTCATCGGAACCGTGGTAGCCGCGTATATCGGCGGTGCCGCCTACGAAGACGTGCGCACGTATCAGACAGATAGCACCGCAGAAGCAACATCGACGGAAGGATCCAGCAGTGTTTAGCAGTATTTTTTGGAAGCAAGCGACCGAGCGCGCCCTCAAGACACTCGCACAGTTCATCATCACCCTTGGGGCTGCCGGAGCCTTCAACGTCCTCGATATCGACCTGCGCACGACCTTGGGTCTGGCCCTGGGTGGAATGCTGCTGTCCTACGCCACTTCAGTTCTGAGCGCAGAGATCAGCAAGACCAAGACTCCCGATCTCGTAGATGGAGAGCAGAAGTGAGCAATTTCTTTGACGCCTTGAAGAAGGCATCCGACGACGCGGGTGTTCCTACGCCCACGATGCCTGTGTTGAAGCCAAAGTCCCAGCCCGAGCCGCAGCCCGAGCCTGCCACGGAGCCCGCCGAGCCGCACTCAGATGAGATGGCGGCCAACGACGGAGTGGGCATGCACGATGCAGCCGATAGCGACTGCATCACACCCGATGGGTGGTACGTGACGGAGGCGCTGGACGACCTCTACGACGAGGAGGACAACTGATGGGTAACACCAACCCCACACCCAAGGAACTTCTTGAGGCCTTGCGCGATCACGGTGTGCCTGTTCGCCTTGCGGAGGGCTGGGACACCATTGGTCGTCCATGGAAGTCAGCTAGTTCGCCAGGGCTTATGGCCGCCACGGTTCACCACACCGCTACCGCTACCGCTACAGGAGCGGAAGGCGCGCCTAGCCTGTGGTGGCTGCTCAACGCCTACGACAAGCCGGCAGCAAACATGCTCATTGGG